CCGCCCGAGTTCTTGGTGAACAACCGCCGGTCAGCGGTGTTTACAGCAAGCTCGGCGCCGTTGGCGCTGTTGGTCAGGTTGCCCGCCGAGGGCACGCTGGCGGCAGTGTTGCTCGCGTAGGTGAGAATGGGGGTGAAACCGCTTTGTGCCATGATCGTGTTACCTCAAATTTTCCAGCTTGTACAGCGTGCTCATGTGCAACGCAGTGAGCTCGTCCAAGATGTTCTCCAGCGCGGGCACGCCGCGCGCCACCTCGCTGCGGTGTTCGGCGATCCAAACCATCTCGGACCGGATCTGCGCGGTGATGTCTTCGACGTCATCCTTCAGCTTGCCCACCAGCCCGAACGTGCCTTGGTGCGCCTCGACGTACTTGTCTAGCGCGTCGATCAGCCCGTCGTAGAACTCGCCCAGCGCCACGTGCCGGGCGTAGGAGCCCTCGCCAGTGGCCTTCCAATGTGCGGCGTGCGCCGCCCCGCGCAGCGCGAAGGCGCGGTCGATCAACTTCTCAACAGCCGCCATCTCAGAACACTCCTCCGCCAATGCCGCCCGTGACGGTGAGCACCCCGGTCGAGGGGTTGAACGTCAACTTGGTCGAGCTCACCTTCTGCGGCAAGTTGCCGGTGTTGGCGGTGACCCAAGTGGGGTACACAATCGCCGCGGTGCTCGTGTCGTTGGTGATGGCGGTGTTGACCGCATTGGTCGCCGTGCCCACAGTTGCGGCCGAGGCGGCGACATTTTTCCAATACTGCAGCGACGAGTCGTATTGAACCAAGTCGTTGTTGGCCAGCGCACTGAACTGCACGTTGCTGTCCGTGCCGCCCAACACAGAGCTTTGCACGATGCGGATGCTCATTGAGCCCGAACCGCCTGAGCCGGCGTTGATGACTTCGCCAACGTACGTCTTCTGGTTCGGCGCCGAGGGCTTCACCTTGGTCATGCTGCCGACGTAGGCCGGGTTGTAGTACAGCGCATCGCCGTCGGCCCATGTCTCGCCGACGCTGCTGCCTGTGGTGTTGAACCCGCGCAAAACGCCGCTGATCTGGATGAGGCCAAAACCGTTCAGCGCAATCGTCTCAGCGGCCACGCCTACGATCTGATTGGGATCAACCAACGCCAAGGGCGTAGGCGCCACCGTTATGACGCCAGAAGCGCCCACCGCCCCGGTGTGGTAGCAGAGCTGGCCCTTGGTGATGGCGGCGGACGCCCTGACGTAGACGTACTCAGACTCGCCGACGCGCTGCAACACGTTGGCCGTCATCTGCAGGCCCAACGTAGAGTTGCCTGCCCAAGACATCGTGCCGACCGTGGCTGGGACCGCCCCGGGCGCGGTGTCAAAAGACAAGTAATCAACGTCGGTCACCGGCGCGGGCAGCGACACTGCACCGGTGCCGTTGGGTTGGATGACGACGTTGCCGTTGGTGTTGGTGCTGCTCAGTGTGTTGCCGTCCAGCCGCAGATTGTCGACGTTCAGCAGCGTGGCGTCCAGTGTGGTAAACGCACCGGTCGAGGCCGACGCCGCACCCACTGGCGTGCTGTCGACCGAGCTGGTCGTGATTGATGAAAGCGACAAGCTCTTGCCGCTCAGCGCGGCGGGAATGTCCGCGTTGACCAGCAGCCTGAACGCCGCCAACCCGGAAGCCCCCGAGACCGGCCCCGCAAGCACGTAGTTGGCCGGCATGGGCGCCAACGTGGGCAAGCTGCCCCACACGTACTCGCCCGTTCCGGCCGACACCAGCACCTGCCCCAGCGCGCCCACCGGCCCCAGGTACAACCCATCTGCCCCGCTCCAGACTATTGCGCCCGGATTCGGCACAATTGAACGCGCGGTGCCCCCGCTGCCCAACCCCAGCACCCCATCCACCTCGTCATCGTCGGCCAGGTTGACTGCGGGGTGTTTGTGGTCGGAGCGCGAAGCCTGGGTTGCGGCGCCTGCCGTGCCGGAGGTGTCCAGCCGCTGCGGGGTGGCGTTGGAAAAGTCGGCCGCCAGCGTGACGTTGCTGCTCAGTGGGCCGCCCCCGGTCAACCCCACACCGGCCAGCACCTGCCGGGTGTCGGGCACGTAGCCGGCGTAGTCCACCGCCTGTGTGGTGGCCGCCATGACCCGGCCCGTGGCGTCCACCGTGAGCACCGGCACCTGCGAGCTGCTGCCGTAGGTTCCGGGCGTAACGCCCGAGCTGGCCAGCTGGGTTGTCCCTATGCCTCCTGCAGCCACGCTGAGCGTGACGTTGCTGCTGAGCTGGCCGCCGCCCGTGAGCCCCGTGCCCGCAATCACCTGCCGTGTCAGCGGGACGCCCGAAACATTCAACAAGTCGCCCACCCGCACACGGTACGTGTTGCCGTCGCGGGTGTAGACCATCTGGCCGTTTTCCGACGGCGCAGGGTCGACCTGCAACTGCGTGATGCGGACAGGGATCAGATTGGACGGAACTTGAACTGCCACAGCTCGCCCCGTCAATCAATGACGAACAAGAACCGTTCGCCGTCTTCCGACACGATGAACTGTGTGCCGTCTTGGGTGATCAAGCCTGAAGGCTGTGTGCTGATCGGCGTGTCGGGCCGCACAAACGGCAACACCACCTGGTCCTCGCGCTTGGCGGCCAGGCGGTAGGGGTCGTAGTCGTCAGAGTCCTCGCGGCAAACCATGAGGTTGGGGTAATTGGCGTCCGGGTTCAGCTCGGCCAGCCGGAACTTGCGCGAACAGCGCGCGCAGATGCCGAGCCCGTAAGTGGGTTGGCCCGCGGGGTCGATGAACCGGCTCATCGCGTGTAGCACCCGATGCCGGGGTTGATGTACGTGGGCGAGCCGTCCCCGTCGCCGTCCCAGGCGCGCTGCAGCGACATCGCGGCCCGCTGCTCCAGCACCGGCACAAGGCCCGCGTCCACGCTGGGCGTCTCAGCGCCGACCCGGGCAGCCAGCCCGTTGACGATCGCCTCCAGCCAACGCGGCGGCACTTCGACCTCCTGGCGCAGGTTCTCGGTGTCCATGATGTTGCGCTGGCGCCAGACGATGAGCTGCTGCGTCTCGGCCGCCGCATTCGGCGCGGGCCACAGGTTCATTACCGGCTGCGGAAGATCCCGCTGAAACCAGTACGTGAGCGGCCGACCCTGGAACACCTTGTTGCTCTGGGCGACGTAGGTGTCTTTGTTGAGCACGCCCATCGGTATTTCTTGCGGCAGCGTGCCCAAGTACACCTCGCTCGCCGCCCAAGGCGCCGTGCTGGTGAAGCGGAACCAACGCTTGGCCATCGCGGGCACGATGTCCGACCAAGTCCACTCGCCGGCCACAGCCGCCGTGGTTTGTGTTCCCACGGTTGTCCAGACGACGCCGTCGTCAGAGGTCTGGAATGTGAGGTTCACAGAAGCCGCAGACCACTTCAGCCCCACCGTGCTCACCGTTGCCACCCCGCCGTCCATGCTCTGGTCGAAGTCGACCGAGTACGAAGTCGACAGGCTCACCGTCGCGCCCGTGAGTTCTTGCAGCGTGCGCAAATTGGCGTTCAACACCGACACCGTGCCCAGGTCAAGGGTGACGCGGTACTGGCCTTGGTACAGCGGGTACACCTGCCGCTCGATGCACCAGCTCGGGGGCCGCGGGTTGGCCAGGTCGGCCAACATCAGCTGCAGCGCCTCCAGCGCGTAGGTCTGCATCTCCGAGGTGATGGCCTGCGCGGGCAGGCGGCAACGCCTGAAGGCGTGGTCCACCACCTTCATCGCGTTGAATGTTGTTTCGCCTACTACGCCAGAATACGCCATCTCTACCTCGTGTTCACCGGACGGCAAGACGGCGGCTGGTTGCAGCGCGCCCGAACGGCTGAATTATAGCCTTTTTGCACCACGGCGGCAACCGCCGCACATCACTTCTTGCGGCGGGCTTCGCTCAGGGCGATGGCCACGGCCTGCTTGGGGTTCTTGACCACGGGGCCCGCCTTGCTGCCCGAGTGCAGCTCGCCGGCCTTGTACTCACCCATGACCCGGCCGACCTTGGCCGCCGCGGCGCCGCCCATGGCGTACCCGCCCTTGGCCATGCCGCAGCTGGCCGCGCCCCCACGGGCGTAGCCCTTCACGTAGGTCTTCTGCGGACCGAAGTCGAATTCTTTAACGTACTTGCAAGCCATTGCGACGCTCCTTGTGATCTCAGTTGAGGTTGGCCCTGCGCTCGCGCAAGGCGTCTAGTTTCAGACCCAGGTTGTCCAGCCGCTCGATCAGCTGCTTCATGTCCTGCCGGAACTCGGCCCGCGTAATATGGTCGCGGGCCACCTCTTCCCGCGTGCGGTTGAGCAGCACACTGAGTCGGTCAAGCTCCTTGAACTTCGAGGACATGAAGAAGGCGACGATGCCCAGCAAAACGGTGAGCAACGTGTTCCAGAGAAGAGTCGCGTCCATATCAAAGCGTCTCGAGTTGATTGAAAATTACAGAGCGCACAGCATCAGTCCTTCAGAGCCAGGAACTGGGGGAGG